CTGCTCTTGATGTATTTTGCACCCCAGAAAAGCTAAATGATATGCGTGGATCTTCTTCATTATTAAAATCTTGTGGTTTAGGTAAAGGGAATAGCATCTCACTAACACCCATAAGAGTTAAACCTAAACCTATATTTGCTATAACAGAATTAGCTCCTACAAAACCTGCTAAACCACCAAACTTTAAGGGGGCAAGAGGTACTGCTACTGGCAACATAAAAGCAATGCCTATTAAAGCTACACCTAATAAAGACTTACCTGCACCACCAGCACCACTAATAATAGGAACAATACTTATATCAGACTGTCCTATAGGACTTTGTATATCTTCCTCACCAATTTCATAATCACCTACTAAAACTTTATAGTATCTTTCATTCATATGTCCCTCCAACTTTGGAAAGTTGCTAACAAGAAAACGTATTGCATCACCTGTAGAATTTATTACAGCATCTAATTCTTTATAGCCTACAAAATCAGCTAATTCTCCGTATAATTTAACTTTTCTGAGCATAGCGATACCTCTTACCAGTACATTTTAATAACCACTCAGAATATGGTTCTCTACAAGATAGTCTATCTGCTAAATGATGTAAAACCATATCTCCTAAGAAAATAGCTACATGATTTAAAGTTGGGTGCATAATAGACATTAATAATACATCTCCAGCTTTTAACTTTTCTTCTGATCTAAGTTCTCTAAATCCTGTTCGCCAAGCATAATCTTCAAATAAAGGATTCTCTAAAAATTCCTGTGGTGTCATATTTCTTGCATAATCCTTCAGTTTTATACCTTTTTCTTGTGCGTACCAATCAACAACTAAACTCCAGCAATCAGTAACACCCCATACCCACGGTCTGCCTAATAATTCTGGAACGTAACCTTCGGGAATACATTCACCCCATTCACCTGTCTTAGGGTTAACAATATGCCAAGGTAATTTACTGTGTTCGCAGCTAATACGATCAGCTTGACTCGGAACAGGAGGTGTTGTCGGATGACTATGAACAATAGCAGTTATTTCTCCAAGACTATCTGCTTTCACATAATCTTCTGGATTTAAAATAAATTCCTGATGATTTGTTATTGCTAAGTTTTGACAAGGATAATATCTATGTTTACCTCTGATGTTTAGTAAAAGTCCTACAGCTTCTTTAGGATCTTGGTCTTTCGCATGAACCAATGCGTCATCTTTCCAACTCATTGATTAAACGTACCAATACTAGGAAATAAAGCACGAGTGCATTGACGCTTTGGTGCTCGAACTCCAGCCATATCAATAGCTCCTGCTAATTCAAATTCTACTACTTCTCTATTTTCTGCTGCTTTTCTATCAATTACATATATTTGACGTTTAAATTCGGCTGTAGGATCTGGTGTTCCTAATGGATTAGAACTTCCTGGGAAATTAACAGCATCTAAAAATCTTGCCATTGTTCTTATTCTTGTAACAGTAGCTCCTGTTAAATCATTACCAGTTGTTGTTTGGTTAACAGTTAAAAGTATTGCAGATATTGTTCCTAATGCGTTACTTACAACAAGTTTTGGTCTAGGAATCTGACCACGTTGGTATGCAAAACCTGTAGCTTCTATTGGAAATCTTAAATAAGAATCACCAGCCCAAACTATTTCTCCATTTGCATTTAGATTAGATCCCGAATGAAATCTATAAATTGTAGTCGCACCATGTAAAGCGTTATCTAGTTGTAGTGTAAATAGTTCAATAATTGCAGAGGGATTTATTTTTTGAACTTCACTAAAAACAGGAGCAGTACTCATGGTTCAAATACCTCTCTAAATGTAGCTTGTACTCTTGCTCTATTTAAATACGGTATAGATTTATTCCAACTTTCACATACATATTGTGAAGCACTAGATTCTCCTGGAGGAGTAAAAGTAAAGCTGGCACTATCATTTGCTCTTGCATCTAAAAATGTTTCTATGGTATCCGAATCTGTTTCCGATACTTCAAAAGTAAGATTATAAACTTTAGGATTCTGATGTTCTGCTAATCCAAATAATATTCTGTGCTCATAACCATCAGCAAATCTTACTGTCCTAGTTTTTGGTGCGGATCTTTTTTGTACTCCGTAAGTAGGTGCTATTGAAGGAAAAGTAGCCATTATGCAAGTAAACCTCCAGGTCTTTTTTGCTGTACTAATTCTGATTGTACTGCGACAGATATAAGACGGCCAAGTTCTCTACCACCTTGTTCATCTCCCTCTACATTAGAACCAGAAGCATCTACGTTTACTACTACGTTTGTTGATCCTCCGAGTGCATGGTTTGGTGTAATCATTCCAGAAACACCTGGAGTAAATAGTTCTGGACCACGTTCTCCAACAATAAAACTACCACCTCGTTTTACTGGCCCACCTTCTGCTTTAAATATTGAACCCAAAATACCTCCTGTTACAGATCCACCGCCTACGTTTCCAAATATTGCCATATTTAATGCTGCATCAGCTAATTTATCGACTACATTTCGTAATACATCATTTAAAGTCTGAGTTCCTCTTATCAAACCTTTTATCCCGTCACCAATATCTATAGCTATTGTGTCTTTTAACTTATCAAACGCATCTGCTACCTGATTTGCTATATCAACAGTTTCTTTTAGTTTATGGTTGTTTGTTACTGTATTTGTTATTACTTTTCTTTGGTTTTCTATCTGGGTTATCTGATCCGCAGTTAATTTTTCCTGATCCCCAAGAACCTCTTTTGTTAATGCTCTAATTCTTGCTTCTATTTCAGCTTTAACTTCTCCACCATTTAAAGTATCTTGTAATACACGATTTTCTTCTGTTAAATTATCCAGCCTATTTTTTGAAATTTGTTTAACAGTTTTCTGTGTTAATAAACCAGCTTCCTGTAAATCAATATTTTTTTGTCTTTTAATTTTCTCTTGGTCAAGAAATTCTAAAGCATCTTTTTTAAAAGCGTCACCTGTAAAAGTTTGCCCACGAACTGTTACGCCCTTTTCAAAATCAAGTGGTGCTCGTAAAACAGTTTCTACGTCAGATTTTATTTTATTCATCTCTGGATCTTTTCCACCCCTAGATGTTGCTCTTGCCCTGGAACGTAAAGATCGTGTGCCTTCCTTATCAAATAAATTAAATCTATTACCTATAAACAAAGCGACTCTGGCTACAGCAGCCTGCATACCCAACATGGCTCGGTCAAAATCATTCTTAAGTGCTACTGAAGATTCACCAAATTCAGTTATAGCTGCAACACCTTCATCTCCTATAAGACGAGACATCTGCCTAGTAGCTTCATTTAAAGCATCAGTCTTACTCGCTACATTTGTATATATCTGTAATTGATTTCCGAAAGTTGTTCCAGTTACTCCTAAAGCAGATACTACAGCATTAACATCAGAAGTAAGAGGACTTAGAGCAGTACCCAGATCCTTAATACTGTTAGTAAATCCTTGTATGCCAGATACTACAGCCGTTCCAATAAGACCTCCTGCGAAACCCCCCATCTGTCCGCCAAACGCACCACCAAGTCCACCACCAAGTCCACCACCTAAAGCAGCCAATGGACCTTGACCGAATAGCAGAGGAAATGCACCACTTATTGCAGCACTCTGTAATGCTGGTCCTCTATTCCTAGATAGAGTCCTCATTAATGCTGCTTTTGTCTGTCTGCTACCTGCTGGTCCAGGTAATAAATTGCCTCGCCTATCAAAATTAAGTGCGTTACTCAATGTAGGAGGCATTGCTGGTCCTTGCTCTGGAGCTAATTGTGGACCAAATTGTGCTGCTGTAAATCCTGTAGGACCACCTCTTAGTTTTTTAAGTTGTTTAGCTTGATCTTCTAAATATGCTGGAGAACCTACTATATGCTTAAGACCTTTTACGGGTAGGACGTTCATTTTGGCTACCCTTAACATCTCTTTATTTTGTGCTTCGTAGTAAGCAGGAGATCCCACTAAAGACTCAAAACCCTTTACGGGCATTGCATTTTGCTTACCTATATTAAGTAAGTTTGCTGGAGAACCTACTAGATCTGATCTACCGCCTATAGGTACACGACCCATGCCTTTGCCAGAAAATTCTATTTGTGCCTGAGAGCCGAATTGAAATCTATTGCCTCGGAGACTTGAACGACCAAAGCCTGTTGTTTGCCCTATAAAGGGCAACTTTGGACCGAACATACCCAGGTCTTTTGTTTGTGGAAAGGCTTGAACACCACTTAAACCTAAAGGTGTGCCTCCACCTAAAGAAGTTAATGATGAAGTTGGACCTGAACTTATAATTTTTGGTATGCTGGCAGGTTTACTGGCAATTCTTGTCTTAAGGACTGTTTGCTGTGCTATTTCTTTACTTATTGATTTCTGTATCTTTAACTCGTTCATTGCAACTTTTAAAAGTTTTTCTGAACCTACAAAATCTCTTTTCTGGTTTAGTAATGCTGATTTTGTTATAGCTTCTTGTGCTCTTCCTACTTTTAATCCCTTATCTGCCTGTTTTTGTACTAGATCGCCTATGCGTCTAGTCTTAGACATCATGTCCTGTTGTGCTCTCTTGCTATCTAGTATCTGAGATTCTGTTTTTTGTGTTTTCTTATTAGTTCCTAAATTTACTCTGCCTAATTTATCTATTTCGGTTTTTATAGTCTTTAGGTCTGCTTTTACCTTTTCTGTATTAAGTTGTATATTTACGCGATACTCGGTTGCCACTGATTCTTGCAGAAAGTACGGATATTAGAAGTTTAGCGTACTTTGCGATATTGAGCCTGTCTTTTTGCTTTCTCGTATGCTTCTTCTTCACGTTCAGATTTAAGAGTAAAGTAAGCGTTCCAACCATATAGTTCTTTTACAGACATCTTTTCTTGCATTTCTTTGAGTGTATATCCTAATTTTTCGGCTACGAAGAATTGTAAATATATAAAGTTGTCTTCTTTTAGTTTAGCTTTTTACGGCATCAGGGCTTTCCTCCTCGCCCATACTCTGCATCTTGGTCATAAGATCTATTAGTACTGACATTGGTATCTCTCTTCTTAATGCAGGTAGATCTCCCGTTGTAAACATTTTTGCACCTGATTCATCTTCAGCTTTTGTAAGAATTACCTGAAGAGCAAAGTCTAAACTTCCCTCTTCCTGACCCTTGTTCATAGCTATTAATGTACTGTTTATTGTATCTCTGTCAGCTATAGTAAGAGGCGACCAGTATATCTTCAGAATAAGTTCTTCTCCTTTAAACATGGAGTAACTACTACGTTCTTGGACACTGAACGCTTTTCTCAGTTTGTCGATTGCTCTTTCTGTTGACATAAAAAATAAGATCTATTCTTGTAGTATAACTTAAGTCGCTATTATTGTCTTTACTAATAGTTGTTTTCGGCAGAAAAACCAGCATAGCCCAAGCCTAAACTGGTAAATGCGTCATCTATATCAAACTCAATCTCCTCTGTACCAATGTAGTAGTAGTACCATTCAGGATCATTAGGTATTGGACTCGTATTTGCTTTAGGGCTCATACTGAACAAGTCTTCGTAAAACTGAACTGTATCGTCAGGATTTAAAGTTCTCATTCTGTTGATTACAAAACCAGCGTACTCAGTTTCATTACCTATGTATAGTGCTTCGGATAGGGAAGTTTTTATTATTGGTCCTTTTTCTGGGGCTCTTATACCGCTTCGATAACCTTGATTTTCTTTTCTGGGTTTGATTGCATCTACTGGTCTACCTTTTTGTACTTTCCAGGAAGCGTTAAATGTTCCTGTCCAGTAAGGGCTTCGATATTGGAGAGAAAACTGAATATTTGATGCTGCCTTTGCCTTACCCTCTATGACAAATTTTTCTATATCTTTTGTAAGTTCTTTTATATCCTTAATCATTAGCACTAAAAGTACAGTTTATTGCACTCATATAATGACTTTGGTTATCCGTTACTACTGATGTCGGTCCACTGATTTGACTTACTCTGGGAGATACTGAAAAAGTATCAACATATGTGGACTTATTCACTGAAGTTAAACCTGTTATAAGGGATTCGCATAAAGCCGATGCAGCAGCAGACCCTATATTAGAGGGAGTCATAACTGCACATCTTATTGTTCCTGCGTAGTAAGTTTTGGCTTCACCTTGAGGTTGCGTAGTTGATTGCGTAAATTCTAAAGTGACCATTATGTACTTTTTAGTTTTACCGGGTTGAGAGAAAGGAGTGTTATCAAAAACTACAGTAACAGTTGGATCTGAGTCTTGAACTGCGTCTAAAATTGCTGTTTCAAATGCTGCTCTTGCGTTTACTAAAGTCATTAGAAAATTACATCAATACGGAACAGGTATTCCTGTCCTCCTTTTAGTGTGCGAATATCTGTTATCTTAGCTCCTCTTGTCGATCCAGAGAATGTTAAAGTTACTTCGTCTTGGAGTAGGGGTTGATTGTCCCCTATCAAGTCTGGGGTTATGTAGAGCCTTGCAACATTTTCCTGAAAACCAGATTCTTCGGTAGACTGCACAAACTCGACAGGCACCTTTATTGTATAATTTGTATCTACTGTTATATACTCACCTGTTTCTTTGTTATAGCTAGATAGACCCTTTCTAGTGTAAATAATTGACGAGTCTAATGAGTTCCCAAGTTGAGACACAACCTGTTTTGCAATCTGTTTAAATGCTGAGTCTAACTGTCCTGCCATTATCCTCTAACCGCCCTTAATTGGAAAGTCCCTGCTCCGCCTAGCATATACGCACCAAGATAACTTTGTAACCACGGGTAAACGTCTAAAATATTATTTATTGATCCTGTTCCCTGGCTATCAGTATTATACTTAACCTCAATATCTCCGAGCTTAACTTCACTAAAGTTTCCGTCTTTTCCTGTAGTTCCAGTAATAGCTCCAGTATCATTTGCCAAAGCTCTAGCTAACTCATATTCTGCATATTTAATATTATTTGGAATTGTACTACAAGCTAACTCAACTCCATCTACCTGATAGTTATTTCTAGGAAATTTTAATGCCTGTCCGTCATCGCATCTATCTCCATAGAATACGAAGCTATCAATCCATCGTGTAGCTGATATTAATGATCTTTTCTTTTGATCATCTGTTTTATTATCCCAAGTTGAAGAATCTGGAACTGTTTCAAAATAAGTATTAGCTTCTGCCAATGTGACATAACTATTAGCATTAGTTCCTTTTATTGTTGCGTCTATAGTTGCTGCCACGATCTATAAAGTAATTTAGTTTTATTGTAGCGTAAAGAAAAAACCCCACCAATAATTGATGAGGTTTATGACCGCTAATCAAATAATATTAAGCAATATTAGATGTATCAAGAGGTGAGTTAACAACTAAACGTACGATTGGAACTAAATCTGCATCGTATGTTAATGCCCACTTGTTACCTGTAGCTAACTGAGCATTTGTTGGGTT